TAAAATCATGCGTGCCGCCTGAATACTCCAAAGCCGCTTCAATCCAAGGTCTACATCTTTGCAATTCTTTATCCATGCGTCCTCGTAATTGCTAGTGTTGAAGATGGTATTTCTGGCACTGGAGATGATGCTGCTGTGTAATTTAAAAAGCCAGATGTGCTATCTATCATATAATTTACTTCTAAATAATCACCAGCCGCCACAGTAAATATCTGCGTGCGTGATATAACAATTGTAGCATTATTCTGATGTAATGCAGTTGTCATAGCGCCATTCACGTTGCTTCCATTAATACTAGGCCAAAAGTAAAAGTGTACTGTGCTTGCGCTTGTTGATGATATTTGCGCGGAAAATGATAATACATATTCTCCAGCCTCTTCGAATACAATTCTACTTGCTGGCGTACCTTGTGTAATCTTTGAATTGCCAGATGGTGCGTCATAGGTCAGCTTGTATGCCGTATTTGCTAGAGCTGGTGTAACATCTGATGTTTTAACAAAGTTAGCGTGTCCGCCCTCTACTACAATTTGACGCCATTCCCCGCCTTTGCTTACAACTGGATATTCGTATGATCTATCCCACATAAGCGTGCCATCGTCCGCTGCGCTTTCATTACCAGTTTGTTGAACGAGAGGTGATCTTGTCTGGGACATAAATTGCATGAGGCGTCTGCCCCATGTTTTCCAATCATCTCCATATGGTTCTGGTGGCCTTTGCTGTTGCGTCATCTTCTACCGCCTGCAACAACGTCTAATCTATTTACTCCAACACGCCAATCGCCAAGCGCTACTGTGCTTACGCGCATTCTCATTTGCCTACCCGTAAACCTTAGTGAAGTTGGAGTAGACATGGCGTATGGCCCATAATTTCTTTCTTCGCCATTCGGATAAAATCTTGTTTTAAATGTTACATTAACATCACCCTGTGTTTTCTCATCAGGTATCATTTCGGTAACAGACGCCACTGTATCGCCAGAACCAAGCATAATAGGGCCAGTTTCAGCAAATGGTGTTAGCGTTCCGTAGTCGTAACCAACTTCATGCTCGTAAATCCTGTAATCGTCTGCGTCTGCCCATATTGGCTTTCTGAACGCACCTGAATCAATTCCAGATGTTCTCGCTAGTGTGCCAATATACCATGTGTTTTCAATGTAGTTATACACAACATAACGATCATTTTCTGTGGATGCAGCAGATGGGTAAAACCAAATAATTTCACCATAATTACTATTTGTTACCGCAAAGCCTTTACTTATCTGGCCTCGGTTCATGTCATTGAAGACATAATCAGCAACTTCGCTTTGCACTTCTTGCACCCTACCGCCAGTATAAGCGTAAAATGCGTGTGCGCCCATCCAGAATGCACCGCTATCAACTACAGCAACAGCTTTATTTGCAGCTAATCCACATGAAGAACCAACACGCTCAATGCCGTAAACATATGGTGGGCCTACATAATTTGCTACGTGTGCGTCTGTGCTTGTTAGGATAAGTGTTTGGCCTCTAACTTTAATACCCGCCATGATTTGACCATTTGTATTAAGCTCTAAATCACCAGCTTCATTTGTAGCTGCGGGCGTCCATAAAGTATTATCTTCTCGGTCACACCATTGCACTTTGCGCGGGTTTCCACCCGCACCAAGAGCAAATAAGAAACGCTCTTCAGTGACGACTAGTGATCTATTGTTTACTGGAGCGTTTGCTATGACTGCTGCTGGCGTGCCTGTTGTTAATGTCCACTCGTATAACTTGCCATCATCTTCCGTACATCCCACAAGGTATTCGCCCCACGTATCTAATGCCCATGATGTTGCTGGCTGTATTCTTACATTGTCCGGGCGTTCTAAACCATAAGCATAACTTCCGTAAAAGCTTCCGCCAAACCCTGTAAATGATAATGCATCTTCTCTGCCGGCAGTGAATGATGTTGGAGTTATGTCATATCTAAGACCTGTCTCATTCCATATGTATAATTTATTATATGATCCGCCTGCTATCCAACGCTCATTGCTGTTATCAATCCAGCTCTTCATTCCACGCACTGGCGCGTTAGCTGCGTTGTTAGACCGAGTACGCCATCCGCCCATAGGACGCATAGTATTATCAACCCATCTAATTAAATTTGAATCACGCCAGCGTCCATTGGACTGCAAGTCAGTTCCGTTTCGGTAAACTCCAGAAGGAATATCTAGTGGGATAAGTGGCATATAGACCTCATGGCGTTAAACTTAGGGGACTATAACACATTTTGTACTAAAATAACAACAGGGGCAATGCATGTCGCCCCTGTTGGTTAATATCATTCAGCATCCGCAATAGTCAGAGTCCCAGCTTCGACTTGCTTTAGTATCTCTGCGTAGTGACGATTGGCTGGGTCTAGTGGGACTGACATCTCTTGTCCGTCTATTGTTACTTGGATGCCTGAATTGTTACCATCCATGTCTGCATTATATTGTGCTGATGTAATGTTCATACTGTTTTCCATGATTATAACTCCGCATCAAATAATAAATGACCGCCATTTATTCTAAGTTCTGAACCTGTACCAGTGGTATATTCGTTCGAAATACCGCAAAAAAGTCTACCACTATTTTTCATAAGTCCATAAGTTAGTGTTGATAAAGTTTGCCATCCGCCACCTGATTCTAACACTTGAAAATTGCTAATAGAAGATATACTTGCAGATGGAATAGCTCTCATAACTTGTGGGTAACTTATATGAGTTATTACAGAAGTGGGTGAGTATACAAAACCTATAGCAATTAAACTTTCCCCAGAATTTTCTTTTGTAAGTTTCCAACAGTACCTCTGACACTTCGCCAGTTCATCTCCGTATGACCTATGCTCGAATGGAGTTGCAGTGTCGCCGACTTCTAGTTGGACTCCTGTGATTTGCCATGTGTTCCCAGTATTAGCCATAAGATTTACTTGCCCAGTGACTGCTCTAAATGCGCCTGTATTACCCCAATCGTAAGCAGATGTAATATCACTTGAACCTGCATCTAAATGCCATACTACTTCAAACCCTGACGCACTTGTGTTAGGTAAAGCAACAGAGGTGTCACCATTAAAAGTAATTGTCTTATATTCCCAAGTGTTTGCAGAGTTTATAGTATAGGAACTAAGAGCAGACCTTGCAGGGCCAAATATCTGTAAACTGTATGTACCTGCTACTGATGCTTTAGCCCAAAAAGAAACTGTAAATTTCTCAGCAGAAGATGTACCAAACTTTAACCTTTGTCCATCTCGCCCTTCAGATCTGTATCTAAAAGTGACATTTTCACCTCCAGAAAGAGTATCAGCAGTTGTTACTTCTAACTTTAAACTATTACCAAATTGATCGGGAGAATCACTAGATTGTGTTATAGTTGAGGCAACACTTCCGCCACCAGAACCTTCTGCATATTGAAACCTATCTACAGTATAGGTATCTGAAGTTACCCCTGTAAAACTCGTCCCACGTTGTGCCACTTGCATAGCACCATTGATTATAAGATTTCTGTTCGACAAAGCCCCATCGTCATAGGCGTTACCCAAGTTTGCTAATTGTCTAGCTTTAGTCATTTAGATAACCCCTTTATATTTCTTGTGCATCCATAGCTGTCTGATATGCAGTCTTCACTGCGTCTGTCCAAACTGCATTGCATATTGCTTGTACTTCTGTTGACTCACTTGAGATGTCCGTGTCACCCCATGTATCATCTGTTTTAGTTGAGCAAGATAAGACGTGACGATGGAATGATCTGCTGATCTCTGTGCCATCTCTTGCTATCACTGTAGCTGTACGAACTTGCACATGCTTGTGATCTCCAACGACTTCAATCTTATCTTCTACTGTTGTTTCTGTTAGTGCCATATTGGCCTCCTTTGTTTTATCGTGGCGTTATTGCCACCTGTCCGACCCAAAGCTATGCGGTGGGTTATTGGTCTGTAAAATATGTAATGTTAATCCTAAAATTTCTGGTTGAAAAAGTGGCGTTCGTTAAAGGCAACTCAGAGTCATAAAAGTAAAACGTATTAGTATTTCTATAAGCTAGAGGGGCTAAATGCCTATTAGTGCTTGATATATAAGATGTTTGAGCAGACCCACTGGCGTACACAGCATCCGAATAATTAGAAACAGTAAAAGGTAAGCCTGCAACAATAGCATAATTAGTCTGAGAGGTACTAGGGTAAGTAAAAGCCGCAATTACTGTAACCTGTCTTCCAACTTTAGTATAAACACCTGTTGCACCAAGAATTGTAACTTGCCCACTACCATCAACAGGAGTCCAAGTCCCCTCTTCATAATCCTCTAACTTATTAGCCGACCCAGTACCGCCGAGGTATACACCGCCTGATAGGTATGCGTCTTTGAAGCGAGAAGAAGATGTTCCGAAGTCAATAGAGTTATCTGTATTAGTACCACTAGAGTTACAAGGAATAACTTGTGCATCTGTAAATTTTATATTAGCATCTGTGCTTGATAAACTTGACCCTATATAAGGACGTTGTGCATTAACCCCAATACTACCTACAGATGTGCCGCCACGAGAAAACTTAACTAAGTCACCATCCGTACCATTTCTATTTATGTAAGAAGGAATACCATTATAAGAGATGAATGAACGACCTCCATTATCAAGACAAATACCTTCATCTGTATTGCCTACACCTACTATTGTGTTGGTAGTCCCAATTAACACATTTTCATCACTATCAATCGTGATTGCTGTGGCGTTACCATTGTCGTCAATGCTAGAACTAGCTGAGTTAAAAGTTGTAAATGCAACAACCTCTAGGATGTCACCTGTAGCCGCACCTGATGCTAAGACAACATCTGATCCATTGCTTGCCGTATAATCTGCGGAAGCTAACTTAACGCCATTCAAATATACGTCTAAGAAGTTAGGAGTGTAGCCACCAGTAGCAAATGTTGTCTGCCCAGATGTAGCCGTGAAGCTATCCCTAGTTTGTGTGGCCTGTGGTACTGGCTGTGTGCCGATGTAGCCTGACATATTCTAAGCCTCCAATGCTGTTAGTCTTGCCTCAATAGAAGCAAATCGTTGTTCGTTATATGCGGCTACAAAAGATAGTAACTCAGGGTAACGTATACCTAGTCTAGTTTTACTTGTTGCGCTTTCTGGTGCTTCATCTTCTGTATCGTATGTATCAGTACGAGTGTAAGCATCTTTATCTTCAACAGCTTCTACTGCTTCTGTAGTTACATTGACATCTTCGT